TGAGGTAAATATGTTAAAATGGGACGGATTTAATGATGCTATAATAGGCATCGGCGAAAGGTGCGGGCAAGACGATATTATTGTCTATGATCTGCAAAAGATGATTACAATCTTTATGGATGCTAATGATGTCGATGAAGAAGAAGCGATGGAGTATATATCTTTTAATGTATTGGGTGCGTGGATAGGCGAACAAACACCTATTATTGTAACAACAGGTCCTGAAGGTATTACGCATGAACCAGATGGACAATTTGAATTTGATATGGAGAACTAAATGACAAACCAAGAATACAGAGATTTAATGCAAAATATTTTTGATGCCTGGGATAAGTTTGCGGAACCAGGAAGAGAAAATTTAACGGTGCCAGAGCTTGCACGACGCATGGAAACTTATAGAACACAGTTTTATGGGCAAGGTAGAACAGTACCGCATGAGTTCGGAGACGACGTAAAGTAGACTTACACACCAAAAGCTGTTAGCTTGATGTGTGTCGTTAACAAAGAAAATAACAAATCAACGACAATTGGGCCGTATAGGTGAATTATTCGTAGCGCTAGAGCTAGAATCTTTAGGTTATCCAACATCTCTTGTCGATGCACCTGGATGCGATCTTATTGTTAATGTAAAAAATAAAGCGCTGAGGATCCAAGTTAAGAGCGCTTACCCATCTCCTCACACTAAAACAAATAAACGCTATACGTTTAGTACGTCGACAGGAAGCGCGAAGCGCGGCCTGACGCGCGACAGCGCTGATATTATATGCTTTGTAGCATCTGATATACGCAAGGCTGTATTTGATATGATACCTAAAAAAGGAATGTCAAAGACAAAACATTTTAGACTTAATTATTTTAAAGGAGATAATATGTTTAAAAGAACGTGGGAAGAGTGTTTAAAAAAAGTGACCCCTACAGAGAGTTCGTAGGGGTCGATGTGGCTGCAATCGTGGGTTAGGTTAATACTTAAAAATTGGGAGACAAATAAGTATATTTAAGAGTCCTTCGTCCACTAACTACTATATGTAGTATGTAATATAGTGTTCGTCAATATATTGTGGACAAAGTAATTAAAAATAATATTCCAGCCGTTAATGTCATTGTCATCATGTAAAATCTAAAAAAGCTCCAATCCATAGTCTTCCTCCTTTGTTAGCTCAATAGAGCGCTTTCTCCTGGTACCACAGCACAAGGAATAGTCTTGACTAATAAGACTCACATCATGTTCTAAAGACAAATAAAACAGCAGTGTAATGATAGCTGTTATAATATTTAGCCTTATTGCACGGTAATGGGTGTTACTCGAAAAGAGTCTTCCTCATATTAACCTCCTAAGAGATCACGGTGTCCAAAGGCTTCAAAAGAATGAAAAACGGCATCTGATAGTTTGAGGGCGGTATCTAAGTTATCAAAGTTAAATACAACCTGATTATCATTAGCATCTTTTAATTTAAGGGTAACGGGAAGGGAATGATAATACTTTAATACCATTCCCTTACTTGGTGTATGTATTGTTACCCTTACTTCTTCTACCTCCTTAGTCCATTGAAAACCTTCCTCAACGACGTCCTCAACGTAACCCATGTTCTCTAATTTTGTATGTACCTTACTTAATACCTTCATAATTTGTCCTTCTTTTTATATAAAAACTATATTGACTTTAAATTTTTTTATTGCTAGGCGTTCGGACCTAATAATCGCCCCATACTTTTGTTTTTGTACCGCCGTGGTACTCAACAGCATGGCCCTCTTTAATTAATATTTGACAAATATCCTTACCATCTTCGGTATAAGGTATAGCCAGGATCCTTCCATACTTTCCTTTACCTAATGATTTAATCTTTAAATTTTCTGAACATAGTTCTTTAAGTCTGGCGGATGCTTTTTTACCAAGAGCTTTCTCGGCAAGGTCTCTGGTCCTGGATTCAGGTGTATCAATGCCGGCTAAACGACATCGTTGTTTGTGTAACTTAACATTAAATCCAAGATCAAGAGTAACGTCGATAGTATCGCCATCGACAACCCTTTCTAATTCTGCGTGATATATAAATGCTTCTACTTTATTCTTTTTCGTCATGTGCTGTCTCCCTTATTTTTTCAGCTAGTGCTTTGGCTGTAGCAACGTTAAGACCTAGTAATTGATGTAAGTTAATAGGACGTCGATACGATTGGCCGTTAAGTGTAATTAATAAATATTCTTTTGTTATGGTTGCGAGGATGTCGTTAGGACCCACCTCTATACAAGGTGATGGATCCTTTTTCTTTTTCATAAACTCTCTCTCGGCTTTAGTTATGTTGGTCATTGTTTTTCCTCATTATGCTTGGTACTTCTTTTCTTTTTTTCAATGATTGTTTTGCCTCTTCCTCTGTAAGTATAGAATTTTCTATAAAATAATTTTGAATATTAAAATGATTTGCAATTTTGTTTATAGAATTTACAGAAATTGGAAGACCTTTATTTCCTGTTTTTAATGTATTTATATGTATATCAGCTTTTTTTGCTAGTTGTTCTAAGTAAATACAATCTTCATAATTATCTATAAGTTTTTGCAAATAACCTTTTTTTAATATAACTGATCTCGTTGGCATTATTTTACCCTCTTTTTCCTTTCTCTGTATTCAAAAAATACAATAAGGCTTATTAGTATAGCAAAGTACCACAGAGCAAACTTAATAATAAACCATTGAAAACTATGATGAGCTGATTCTAAAACAGCACCAGCGTCTATCTCACTCGCTTGTTTCAGTATCTCTTCCAGCACACCACATCTCCTCTACTCTTATAACTTCAAGATTACCGTCCATATCGTAACCGGTTCCTAACATGTAGGAAGGGCATGGCTCTGGTGAAGCGGGCGGCGCAGCCGGCGCGCTCACGCTAACTAAAAATACTAAAGTGTTTAATAATATCATTTGAATGACCTCGCGTTTTTGATACATGATCTTTTGAGCTGTATAGCAAAATCATATACTGTTTGCTCTGGATCAATAAGTAAGTTTTTATTCTCTTCTAAAACGTCTACTAGCCTCTGTACAGCATAACGTTGATCTTTAGATATGTTAGAGCAGTCTATATGTTTACCTTCTCTAAATACCTTTAAATCCTTTAAAGCTTTATCATACTCAACATTGTTTCGTAAGGTTAGGTTTCTTCTCCACCTAGCACTTTCTGTATTAACTTTTCCTGTTTTCATTGTTTGTCTCCCTATATATTTAATATTATTATTAATTCTATTGATATAAATCCGATGAGTATCAACCACAATACCATCATAAACTTAGTTTGTTCGTCCATTGTATTCTCCCTTCTTTAGACAGACAGGTGTCTTGTACTCTCTTTTACACCTAGTCTTATTTTCTTCTATTCGTCTATTAACGTCTCATAATAATGACCATAACTTCCTTTAATTACGGAAGGTAAGTGCGCAACCCAGGCCATTGATCTAGATGTTAAAGGACTACGTTCTAGATTATCTGATCCATCTTCAGCACAACCAAAAGGTTTGTTATGTGCTAATGATGTATTAATCCAATGAATAAAGTCTGACTCGCCCATAACATCGTCCTTTTCCCAATTAATCTTAATCTTATCAGGATAGGTATTTTGAGTTATGTGACATGTCTTCATTGGCCACCAAGTTGGAGTTGGAAATCCAGTTCTCATTGTCGCGTAATGATCAAAACCATTTTGACTTGGAACTTTCTCTAATATAAACTCCATAGGTAAAATAGATTCTCTAGAATCATATTTAACATTTAATGCTTGCATAATACTCCTTTATGTAAACCATTAAGTTTAAAGTATATAATTATTAAGTTTAGGTCAAGTAAATAAATAAAATGTATATGTTTAGTTTTTGGTGAAAATGGTTCATAAAAAATGGTTCATATGTATGAACGAAGGGCCTCTATGAACGAAACGTCCTTGTAAGTTATTGTAATATAAGGCAAAGAAATAATATTTCGTTCATGGTTCATAGAAGCGTCCATGAACGGTTTACTTCTTATAAGTTATTGAATTACAATGATAATTATTATTTTGTACTTCGTTCATGGTTCATGTATATTATATATATAGTGGGGCGTATGAACGCCCCCTATTTATAAAGTAAATAAAATGGAGACAACCTATGAGTGCTAAAACAAATAAAGCAAATTTAGATTTACTTATTACTGATCCAGAGTCAGCACAAAGCAAGTTGAATGAGATGCAAAAGAAGTTTGTAGATTTATTTTGTGGGACAGATGATTTATCGCAGACGGAGTCTGCCCGTCTTGCCGGGTACAAGTATCCATCTTTGTCGGGCCATCAGTTGATGCGTAAACCTCATGTAGTGGCATGTATTGAAGAGAGACGTAAAGAGATATCACATAGGTATAAAGTAACTCTAGACAGAAGCTTTCGGGATTTAAAGTACATTCGGGATCGGGCTATGGAGGACGGATCCTGGACGGCGGCTCTCAAGGCCGAAGAGTTAAGACTTAAAGCTGCTGGATTACTTGTAAACAAATCAGAAGTAAGAACAGGAAGTATTGATGCTATGAGTGAAGATGAGATTCGGGCTGAGTTATCCAGGCTCTCGGAAGAAGCATCTAAAAATACTATTGTATTACCACCAGAGGCATTTGAAGATGTAACAGAGTCGGGTTCGGGTGACAACTTAGATGAGTCGGGTCATGCACTCCACCCAGACGACAACGACTGAAAGGTTTAAAAAGTAAGACATTCGGGATTTCCAATAAAAAAAGAGATTAAAATTTAACCTCTTTTTATACTATTCGGGATGTATTGCAACCTCTTATTCGGGTGTTTTATGCCACGTTCGGGTTACCTCATTGTACGTTAAATTTAAAGGTCTACTGTTGCCACCTGTATGCGACATCTTCTTACCTTTGCTCTTTCGGGTCTTACCTTCAATTAATTTCTTAGCCATTATTCTTCTCCTCGTTTATGTAAGCATTAATAGAAAGTAAATCTTTACAGACACTATCATTATCAACTAATACTTCTGAAGTTTGCTCTGTTAATCCGTCAACATTTTCTATAATATCTATTAAAATTAATGCTTCAGGATTAAAACCCAATTCTTTTATTGAATATTCCAACTCATCAATTAATTCTCGTATTGTCATTATTCTTTTCCTCTATGAAAAAATCCTGAATCAAATTCATATTCAAGCATTACTGTATATGTAGGATAATCTTCATTTTGAATTTTATCTAGCTTCCATAATTCTAAATAATTATTTTTAATATCTATTCTTACATTAAAATTTTTGTCTTCTGATTTTAAATCAAAAATCATTATTCTTCTCCCGATACTTCTTTAACTTCATACTCCATCCAACCTGTGCCTGCATTTACACCCCACAGAAATGCTTCTAATTTATCTTGAGTATCAAATCTGTAGGTTTTAGTAACTTGATTATCTAATCCAACGTAATCTTCACCCCATGTAATTGTTGTAAAGTATTCACCTTCTTTAAATCCATCTTCAATCATTATTGTTCTCCTGTATGTTCTTCCCATTTAAGGGCATTGTCTGAAAATTTTCTCAACTCTTCTAACACTTCCTCTGCATCAAACCCTCTATCAAAAGCACTATCACCAAAGGCTATCTCATAAACTTCTTCTATAAATTTTTGCCACTCTTCATTCATTTATTCTCCCCCCTCTAATTCTTCCATAAATTCGGGATTATCATCCCATAACTCGTTAACTCTATCGTAATCAATACTGGCCTTCTTTAAGGTAATTGATCTATTATAACCATCTATGACTGTGTTTGCGGGTTCATCTATCATTTTAATGATCCCGCTCTCAATGAAGGTATCAACAAAATATCTTCCGTATGACCCCTCTAATTGTAAAAACAATCCACTATTATATTTTTCTAAAGCATCTTCATATACGTTCATTTTTTACTCCTCTAATTATATAACTAGCGAAAGAAGGCTATTGTTTGGGACACAATTTAATGGCTTTCCCTTTTCCTCCCGTAATTCTACAGGACTGCTATGCCAACCTTCTTTCTATCCGAAAGGCTAATAGGCTCTATAGTATTATCTATCACCGACCATTCACCTT